CCATGTTTTCCTTGATAGCTTGGTCGCTAACCACATGGAGAAGCGACTCCTCCAATTGACCGGCAAGTTCAATGTCATCCAGAATTTCATTGAAATTTTCGGTTACCCTTTCGCGAATCGCACATTCTACAAACACGTTTTCGGAGCGAGTTTGAATTGGTTTTGAAGTATAAGTTGGACGAGTAGTTTCTGCTCCTTCGTCTTCGTCCTCCTCATCATCGAGAATAACTTCAAGTTCACCATCTTCGCCCTCTTCATCTAGTGCTTGATCTTCATCGTCTTCATCTTCTGCGAAAGTCCACTCCTGATACAAAGTTTCATAGCGATCGGGCTTCAAATTCACATAAGCAGAAGCCGGAGCGTCGTACTCATCTTGGTCTTCAGATTCTGAACACATGATCACAATATGCCCCATATAATTCTCCTCGTTAAACGGGGCGGGTAGAGTATGTTGGTTAATATTTTCATCATCTTCAGATGGGCACGCGAAGATGGAGAGCCAGTTAGTCTCTTTGAGCGGATCGCCGATCTTGCCTTGAAACTGTATGCCGGGATTCTTGTACTTCTTGCGAATCCAATCAAGAACGTCGGTCGTCTTGGGAGGAATCGTCACCTCACCAACAGAACCGGCAATTGAAATTGAAATTGCGAGCACCATTGTATTGTTAGTTTCAGTCACGTGAATATCTGTAATTCGTTTTACTTTATTGAAAACGGATTTGAATCTTCAAAAATAGTTGAAAGGCAGAATACAAGATGGCAAGCAAATACGTTCCGCCCCACATTCGTAACAAGCCGGCGCAGGATGCTCCTTCCTCGGCTCGCAACAATCGCCGCCGCTACCAGCCAGAGCCCGAGCCCGTCAAGGTGCCCGAGCCAGTGCTGGACACCAGCGACAAGAGTTTTCCTCAGTTGGGAAATGGTGCGACAACCGGTAACAAGTGGGTAGGCACGAAGTCCTTCGCCACTCTGGCGACAGAGTGGAAGGACGCCGACGAAACTAAAGAAGTAGCTTCCTCCCAAGTGGAAAGTTTCACCAAATTTCAGCTGCCTCGCTTCACAAATGTTCCTCGTTATCATGAAGACGTTTCTCCCGATTATGATTCTGACGAGATTGCCCAAGTGCATCCACAGGAAGATAATGATGAAGGATGGACTGAGGTGAAGGCAAAGACTCGCAAGGTTCGCCGTGAGAAGTCGATCGATCAGCTCGAGGCGGAGCGCGAGGCGGACGAGGAGGCTGCCCATGAGGATATGATGGACTCCTGTTGGAACAAAGAGGCCGAGAATGATACTACGACTGTGTGGAAGTAAAGATCAGCGAAAGCGGCCACACGCCTCTCAACCAGAGCCCCCAGCCCTGTAAAGTCAAAACCAAATAAAGACCTTTGGGATCGGAACTCATTTGCCAGGCATAGTATATGCCGATGGCATAAGCCAAAATCATCAAAATAACATCAAAAAGGGCTAGAAACCCATTTTTGCTTATCTCGCTAGAAGCCCACTTGGAAATAGAGTTCGGGGGCTCCTGATTAGCCCTTTCCTCCTTGAGCGGAGCCGTCTTAATTTGCTTGACGTCTTCGCCCTTTCTGGGCACACGCTTACACCGCATATAAGTCTTGTTGTCATGGGGAAACGGCACGCCGGGAAGTTGAGTGACATCGTTGAAATATACTTCACGATCCCCCAGAGATTGTATAGGGCGAGAGCCAGGTGCCACGTTTTTCACCAACAAAGCGAAGTCGTTCGCGTCAATGTTAATCATTGCCTTGAAAACCACCCAGGTTGTAGATCTACACGGCGGGACTACCAAAGAACCCTCGTACACGTAATGAGAACCAGATGGGGGAACCATCATGGCCAGACTCCAGTTCTCGCCTAAATTCACAGGGGTGCTTGCGACGCTTGGGTTTCCGTAGGGGATGAAGGCGTTGAAAAAGTGCGTTGCGTTGTTTTGGTGGGGGTTCACGCGCACCAGGGAACTCACACACAGCATCTTTCCGGTGGGGTTTGTGAACATGGCCACGACCTCCGCGTCTGCCTGGATGTTTTCAATGGTGTGATGGCTGGGATGAGTTAGGAGTAGAGATTGACACATGTATCCCTCGCCGTTGAACTTACACGAACCCAGACTAGAAGTGCTCTGTAAAATCATACCTTCATCGGAAATGATTACATTCGCTTGTGAGATATAGGCGTCATCAAACACCAGTTCGCACAAAAGGTCACATGGTTTTGCGGAGGACTGGGATAGATTGATGGGACTCTGTAAAGCTCCAGAACACTGCCCCGACCATGAAGTAGATGAGCCATAAACACTCATTTCTATTAATTTGTATCTGCTACTTAAATAATATGGAGTCCGTGTGGTGGATTTTCATAGCCATTGGCGTTTTCTTTTCAGTGGCTATATTGTCCTTCTTTACCCCTGCGGGTGTTAGTGTTCCAATTAGCATATTTGTTACGGCGATTCTTACCTACTTAGCGACCACGACTTTCAATCCTCCTGCGTCATCATCGTCAGCTAGTGCGACGGGTTCGATTGGTTCCCACCTGAATGTGTTCTTCAAGAACTTGGTGTTGTATATGCCCAATTCTATCATTTTGTTCGGGTTCATCGTGGATGCGATTAACCAAGATTTTCGCTATTCCGTTGCGAGTTTTGTGGGAATCGCTTCCTTGTTGGTGAACTATGCGGTGGGTGCGTCCATTGACTTGATAGGCGGAAAGACGCCAGTGGCAGAAGAGATTGGCGAGATACCCGGATCTACAAGCGTGTTATCGCCGGGCGAAGAACTTCCTAGTTGGATTCCGCGGTTACCGACGCTAGGTGCTCCTCGTCAAGCTCCTAGACAGGAAGGACCTCGGGGACCTTATGCTCGCGACGTTCCTTTGGGTCCTAGTGGCAGACCTACTATTCACAGACCCAACCAACAACAACCTAGACGCGAACAAGGAAGAAGACCCTTTAGAGGTGGTGCGGATTTCAAGGGGTGTTTCGTTCCCGGATTTGAGTTTTTGGAATCCCGTTATTTGCCACAAGGAATCGTTCTGCCTTCTGCCGTGTTCATGTATATTTTATCTGATTTCGTAGCAGCAAAGCGCCCTGCCGATAGAAATATCGGCATTTCTGTTCTTCCTGTTGTAATCGTCCTTTTCCAGGCGTTTGTTCTGTGGGGGCAAGGCTGTCTCAAAGAGTATTACTTCTCTAAGCGATTTCCCGGCGGAACAGGAGCTGTGCTTACGGTTGTATTAGCGTGGGCTCTTGGAATGCTTGCCGGCTATATCTCTTTTACCATCGTAAATGCCACTTCTCCCCAAACTCTTCCGAGCAGAGCCCCCGAGAAGTTCGAGAATGTAAAAACCACGATTACTCCTGGAGTAAAGACGTCTGTAACTGAAAAAGATAAAGGTAAGGTGGAAAAGTCTTTTCCTCCAAACGACGAAGACCAGTTTGTCTGCGACGCTTATAGAAATGGAGAACTTGTTACATCGACCATCGTTGGTTAGCGATTCGTAAAATGCGGTAGTAACCGAGCATGTCTGTTCCAGAATGTTTGCTCGTATAAATTACCTTTCCTTCAGCGTTGGTCACTACAACTACCATAGTAGGAACTGCTGCGATTTGAAACTGTCTTGATAGATCATCTGTATCTTCATAAATATTAATAAATGAAAAATTTATAGTATTAAAGATTTCCCGTAACTCCTCCACATTTGGTTTAATAACCTTACAAGGTCCACATGTGGGAGACCAGAAATAATACGCCTTTGCACTCATTCTTCTTTTATTATCACTGACTTCTCAGCTATTAAATGGGTTTTGGAAACTAGGCGGTACATGTTTGAACGATGAAGTCTTTGTTTTTGAACTCCAAACCCCTTTTCTTTTAGTGTCTTTGTCAGAGCAGTCAAAAGGGCCGACGCAACAAATTTACTGTCTAGTTTGTCCAAATTGTTTTTACACCATTGAACCAATGTGTTTTCGGGAAGAGGAGGTCCCATTAAAGCAAAAGGACATCCTTCAAAAGGCTCTTGAGTATTCGTAACAACTTTAGCTTCTTCTTGTTTTGGTTCTTCAAGAAGAACTTCTGTAGCCATCTTGTCTACTATTTCATTGTTCTTGCTAAGGTCATCATTACCCCCGCTGTGTGCCTTCACATGGGAAATAGTAAAAGAGTTGAATTTGCTCAACGAGGTCGCCGTCTTCTCGATCAGGTCCCGATGGGCTACCGCAACTCCTTGCGTATTCTTCCACTCTTTGCGAATCCAATTCGGCAGCCACTGTGTCAGACAATTTTTAGAATACATAGAATCTGTGAAAATCAACAAATTCGTGTTTGCCGGATCAAATGATACTAACGCAATTTCCACGGCTTTTGAAATCGCATTCAATTCGCCACGCTGATTTGTCTGTAAATTTTCAGAAAGAACTCGCCCTGATTTAGAAAGTTTCGTATGTTCTGGGAACCAGCAGGCCCACGATGCTTTTGCTCCAAACTTTCCGTTGTTAGAACAGGCACCGTCGGTAAACACACGAACGTCCATCCTGCCCACCTACTTAATTAAAGGCTCGTTTATATAAATTGGCATTCGTTTTACAATACAACGACTAATGATAGCTGGTTGAATTACAGTGGGGTCTTCAACGTGAAACCAAACGCGAGACTTAAAAGATCTTTGTTCTAAATATCGTCTCAACATCTGCTGACATGAAAAGGTGAGAAATTCCGAGTGTAACACCAGTAAAATCCGGTATTTGGTACCGCGATTTTCTGGAACTTGCGAAATCCAAGTGTCAAACCATGGAGCAAATGAATCCACTGAGTTAATTTCAGTCGCGTCCACGTAGGAAAACTCACACGATTTTGAATGTTCCTTTTTATAAGTTTCCCAAACTTTCAACGTCTCTACATCATTCAAAGGTTCAAAAAGAACGTAGTGTGGGGGTGGATACAGCATACTACTTGATTAAATGTATATCTGTGTAAAATACAATGGTTCTGTTCAAGAATAAAAAAGTTAGTTTAATAACCATTCCAAAAAATACTTTGCTTTTTAGAGTAGTCGAGGATTCCGATGCCGACTTCAAAGGAGTGAAAGTTAAAGGCTCGTATTGTATCCCTCCTCAATACAACGTGTTCTTTTACTTTGACCCATTTACGGGCGGCGCTTCAAAGCACTGGGAAAACGTCAAGAACATAGAAGTTTACAAAACTACCGCTCCCTTAAAAGTCGTGTCTCTAATTTCCCCCTCTCAGTTGAATCGCGGAAGCAGAATGACGAAGGGTAAGGTTATTAAATCGTGTAATAAGACTCGAAAGTCGTGCTTGAAAGGTCGCGACTACGACCCCTGCTTTGATGAAGGCTTCTTGGAAAAAAATCCTTCTATCGTTGGCTCTATTGGGCTTGGACGGTCTGATACGCTCAAAACCAATAAAGAGATTGAAAATGGTGTACTAACTGACGTAAAAGAATACATTCACACAGTAAAAGACAAACGCGGAATCGAAGGTCCTCCGGAGTTAGCACTGTATCCTTTTAGAAAGCGTCGTTCTGAAGATGTAAAGGACGCAGATATCAATGCGGAGGAGTATAATTATGAGAGGGTGGAATCGCTACCTCGCAACAAGGGAGCCATAAAAGACTTTTTAGAAAAAAATGCCGAGCACGTTACTCAGAAGTGGTATTACCGCCTGAAACAATCTTCTTGATGGGGATCTCCATAGATACAACATAAAGGCTGTTCTCGGTAGCTATGATGTAGCAGTTCTCACACTTAAAAGCGTTCTGGATCGTGGAAGTGTACTCGCTGTTAGACTTAACCAACAACTTTGTCATGTCCTGCTTAACACCGATAGAGCATTTCTTTTCTACGCTGTCCCGAAAGTAATCAAGATAGATGGGCTTGTCCTCGTCAATTGCGATCTGAGAAGCACGCATCATAACACTTGCCGATGGAAGAGCCATTTGTATTATACTTTTTTTTGTTAAACGTTTTACTGAACGCATTTGAGTGTATCCTCTGCGCGAAAGCGAGAACGCATACAGAGGCTCGGTAAGTCCGCACGCGGAATCTTGAGGAAGACTCCGAGCGATTCCGAAATGAGCTTGCGTACTTCTTTGGATGACGATGGCAGAACTTTCGCACTCTCGGACAGGAAGTCCACGAGATGAGTTGTGTTCTCTTCAGTCTGGGCGGTCTTTTCTTGGCGAGCGATATCGTTCAAGTCGGCAATAATCTGGCCGAGCGACGTACAAATCATCTTTTCCGTCAATAAGTTCCGCACGAACAAGTGCGTAAGGAACTTAGAGTACCCGCGACGCTTATCTTTTTGCTTCATCCACGCAATAACCTTAATGTCAAATCCTGGCTCGTGTGCCGACGGAAAGACCAGCGTCTCCGTCATATTGTAAAGCTTGGGAAACATCTCGACTTGTGCGTGTAAATCTTCGCACACGTCAGCATTGGCTTCTACAAGCTTGGCAGCACAATCTGCCATAACGCTCGCAAATACATTTTCGCTAATGGCTTTGTTGAACAACAGCGTTACAATTCGCAGCCGAAACTGCTCGTCGCGGTTATTGATAAACTCCGCAATCTGAGCAGAAAGTGCATCCAAAGTGGGCGGCGCAATCTTGTTCAGTATAGCGAAGACTTCTGAATAATCTGGGTCATCGTATTCTTTGATCTTGCGAACATAGTCTACTAAAACCTTCTCGCGCCAGTTCTCAGGCATAGTGGGCTTATGCCTTAACACATGTCGTGGTGGTGGGCGAACGGGCTTGTATACTGCTGGTGTAATTCGTAACTTTGCGATGTTATCTTGAACTGACTTAGGAAGGGGCAACTTTGTCCCAAAACGTGCCTCATAAACTTGCGAAATTGTGAGGCTCATTTGTATTTATCTCCATTAATTCGTGTATGTTAAAAACGAATCCGTTTCTCATAAAGATATACAGAGTCATACAGCGAAATGGAGAAACTTCAATACTCGTGGATTCTCTGGTACCATGATCCTACAAGCACGGATTACTCATTACAAAGTTATATCAAGATCGCAGATATGTCTACTCCCCAACAATTCTGGAGTATTGTAGACACGATTTCTAAGGAAGCGTGGGAGTCGGGAATGTTCTTCTTCATGCGTCACGGATTTAAGCCTATGTGGGAAGTTCCCGAGAATGAAGCTGGCGGTGCGTGGTCAAAGAAGATTGAGGCCTCTACAGTTCACGCGACATTTGTAGATGTCATGGTTCATTGCATCACAAACGAACTTCTGCGTGATCGCAAGGAAACGCTGGTGGGCATCACGATATCTCCTAAGGGGCCGTTCTCTATCATCAAGATCTGGAACACTACGACCACCGTTTCAGATAACACTTACTTAAATCCCAACATCCAAAACTTCAAGCTGGGAGAGGATGTAACTTATACTCCGCATAAGTCGCGTCCTAAGTAACGATAAACTAGCAAAAGAAAACACAATGGACAAAGAAAAAATCATACTGTTACTAGAAACATGGTTGCGTGTTCTGGTAACTTTTTTCTATAATTGGATTTCTACCGACGGTGAAGTTTTGGGGCATATTCTAGCGGTACTTCATGTGCTGTGTGCTCTGACACTCGCAATTTCAATCGTGTTTGCTCATACTATATATCCTTCGTGGCAGTTCCAAGTATTTACATTCATTTGCCTTTTTTTCGTGTGGGCCCAGCACATTTTTCTGAAAGTTTGTATTTTTACTGCCGCCGAATTGAAACTTACCATTTCTCATTCACCATCCATTCTCTACCTTTCAAAAGTTTTTAGCTCCATTTTCGGAACCACGCTAGATAACGCCTTGACAAACTTAGTTCTCGTAGAAACAATTATCGTCGCATGTTTTTCTTTTGAACTTCTCTCTATGCTATCTTTGTATCTTTATTCGCTACATGGTATACAATTGTAGCAAATGATTTGGGAAAGGCCACCCATTTATATGGTCATTCATGTTTTATCTGGGGTCGCTGCCTACAGTTATCCTATTCTGCTGTTCGCCATTATAGGATACCATTTTCTTCAGTATTTTTTAAATGTTCGATTCTTCGCATTTGAGATGACTTACAAGGAAGGAAATTCACTTGAACACACGGCTCTCAAATTGCTCGAAGTTGGATTCGGTTGTTTTTTGGGATGGCTAACTTGCACAGGGCATCAAGCACAACTTGATATCGCCTAAATTTGCTACCACGTAGCGAATCATCAAAAACCAATCATTCTTCATGTGAATATCAAGATTATTACACAAGTTCGTACACTTGGTAAACAAAACCAGATGAGGTAGGGAAAAGTTACCCGTCACAATTTCATCGTTCGTGTTCTTCTTTACACTAAACTCGTTCTCCGAATCTCCCATCACGGTAGTTCGGGAAGCGAAATGCCCCTTACACCCAAACGTCAAAGAAGAACCGACATTCTTAATCTCTACCGTCTTAGCACCAAGCAATGTCATATCCCGAGAAATCTTCTGAAAATCCAGAGAAGGCATCGTTATATGCGTAGAGAACTCGGTGTCAGGTAGTTGAATATCAGGCTCGTCGCGATCAAGCAAGTTCAACTTGTAACGAGTCACCTGCTTCTTCTCACCATCTTCTAACAAAATACCTAAGGAGTTCGGGTCGGCCGAATCCACATAAAAGGTAATCGTATCGTCATTTGTGGCCGTGCGAACAATACGATACAAGTGATCGGTGTTCACACCAATAACAAACTTGGAAACATTGTGGTTGTAAGAAAACTTCTCGAACTTCTCGGCGTAAAGGCGGAGATGGACTAGAACCGTGCGAGTATTGTCCATAGCCACCATCCGAATGCCATTTTTGTCAAAAATCAAACTCATTTCAACCAGAATACATTTAAGAGCCTCCTTCAGGGTGCGAATGGCGGCCGTCTGGACCGTCTTCGCCTCTACAATGTACTCGGGCATTTCCTAAAACTTAGTGCCTTCGTTTTAAATAGCATTTCTGTTTTTCATCGTTTGGCTTCGTTTTTTTGAAACGATGCGACCATACTTGTTCTGCTCCAAATCTTCCTTGGTAAGACCGCCGGGCGTTTTCTCGGCACTTCCGTTCCACACTCTGCGACGGCTTCCGATGATTCGCATTGTCTTTGATGGCATTTGCTATCTGGCGATACTAAATCTTCTGAACGATTACTTGACCACGCGCACTCTTCGTCAAAATTCGTAATTTTTCGGAATACTCCACCAAAAATTGGTCAATACCTTTCATTGTCTGAGGCCAATAATCATTGTAGTCGTCGAACACAATGTAGCCACCCTTCTTTGCTTTTTGAAATGCCATTAATCCGTCCTTGTAGACATATTCGGTTTCGTGGTTTCCGTCAACGTAAATTATGTCAAAAAATTCATCTTTAAATTTCGGAACTATAACACCAGATAGTCCACGATTCACAATGAACTTTCCGAAAGAACCGCTGGTTTCAATATTGTGATTGAAATTTATCCAGGCATTATCTTGTACACCTTTGTATTCTGGATAGTCATCATAATCAAACCAAGGATCTACGCAATAAATCTTTGATTCGGGATTTTTACAGTAAGATTTAGAAACTAAAATGGCGGAACCGCCGTCGGCCGCTCCGATTTCCAGGTAATTAATTGGCCTGTTTTCAATGGGAATGAAGTTTGCCCAGTTTACTCCTGGATCGATGTTGAAAAATCGGCCTTTAAAATGATTATGTACGTAATGTAGTTTTCTGTTCCAGATAAAACTCATTTATTACTAAACATAATTAATTCTGGGTATCCAAACTTAATTATGTTTTTTATGAATTAGTTAGCTATTTACGAAAAATAGAAACAGATAACCAAACACGCGAGTTTAGTTGGAGTACGCCAGGCCGCCCATGCCGCTCATCACGCGCAGCACGTTGTAGTTCAGCGCGTACACGCGCACCTGTGCCGTGCGGGACGAGAACACCGTGTTCAGCGTCACAGTCATCTGGAGCGTCGCCTTGTCGATGCGGGAGAAGTTGCACGTGCCGGAGGGCTGGTGCTCCTCGGGGCGCAGTGCGAAGGAATAGCAATTGATACCCGTGGACGGCGTGCGGCTGTGGTGCTGGTAAGGCTGCACGCGGTCGAAGTAAGAGCCCTCGCGCTCCGTGAAGCGGTCCTGTCCGTTCAGCTGGAGCTTGGCGACTGCGATCGGGTTGCCTCCCTCGCAGCGTATACCGGACGACAAGATCACCTTCGCGAGCAGGTAGTTCACACCTGACTCGAACTGCTGGGTACCAGCAGTATCACTCGTGTTGTTGCCAATGTTGGTTCCCGTGATCGACGACGTCGGACCGGGGCCCATCTCGACACCCGCCGCACTGTTCTGGCCAGCGCCGCCAGTGCCAGTGGCGGCGGCTGAACCCGAGTTCGCCTGCGAGAGCAGAGACACAATCATGCCATCCGTCGAGAAGTCGTCGGAGTAGTTGAACGGCTGGGCACCGCCGACCGTCGCGAGCCACGCAGCCGTCGAGCAGTCCACGAACGAGTCTCGCTGCACCACCCACTGGAGCTCCTTCACGGGGTGGTTAAAGTTCAGCTGGACCTTGTTCGACGACGACGTGATGCTCTCCGCACCCGTGTACTGCACCTGCTCAATCAGGTACTCGTGGCTCTGCTGGGCGAAGCGGCGGCGCTCCTCCGTGTCGAGGTACACGTAGTCCACGTAGAGCGACGCGGCCGCAAGCGACGACTGGAGTCTAGCCTCAGGACTACCCACGCTCCCCTCCGCGTACTGGCAGTTCTGCCACGTCTCGAAGTCCACGTTGATGCGCACCTCGTGGTACTGCAGTGCGATGAGCGGGATCGCCACACCCGGGTTGCGGCAGAACCAGAACTGGAGAGGCACGTAGAGCGTCTTCGCGGGCGTGCCGGCACGGGGCACGCAAGACACCGTCGTCTGACTGCCACTGCAGACACCGTCCAGCGCGAGTCCATTAGCACGCTTCATCAGCACGAGGTCGTGGGTGTTACCCAGGATATCATCCAGAGCCGCCACGGTGCCCGCATCCGTCGCCAGCTGCGTCCAGATCTGCATCCAGTCGCCGTACTGGCGGTCAATGCGCTGACCGCCGATCTCCACCTCAACCTGCTTGATCAGGCGGTGGCCGATGTAGTTCAGCCAGCGGAAACCCTTGTTGCCCGTCAAGCCCACCTCCGGGAGCGTCACCTGCACGTAGGTCTTGTACATCAGGTCGGCGTTACGGTTGATCACTGCCGTCACGCGCTTGTTAAAGTCGGCCTGACCGTTGAACGTCACCTCGATGGACTCCACAGCGAAGTTCGTGTGGCGCTTGTAGAGGATCTTCCAGAACGTAATCTGGGGGTTGCCAGAGATATAGATATCCTGTGCACCATAGCTCACTAGCTGCATTAAACCACCGCCCATCTTGTGTTATAACATACGGCAAGAAAAAAGTTTTTCAAAGAATAATGGACGCCTTGTTTTTTCCGACCTCGAACCTTTTGGTGAATACTTTTTTGCGGTCTCTCGTTGTAATAGCGATAATGATTTTGGGTTTCAAAACGACATGGTATTTTGCTTACTGGGCAGCTATAATTCACGATACAATTTCACTCCTTATAATTTACCCGATGGTTTAACAAATGTCAATAGCAACACCCGAAGAGATGGAATTAAGTCGTCGGGCACAAGAAACTCACAGCAGAAGAATACAAAAAGATATTTCCAGACTAAAACATCTTAAAGCTCTGCGAATTGCCGCTAAAACGATGAAATACCGTAGACAAATTAAGGAAGCGAAAAAGGGCCAAAAAGAAATTGTCAGGGAGATTCCGGCATTACCGCCGAAAGGAAGTTTTCCGGGTGGAATTGAGTTTCAGGAAGCGAAGGAGCGATTTGGAAGATCACGCACCCGTAGAACCAAAACCGCCCGCCTCACGCGCATCCGGCGCCAGAGGAAGCTCCGCAAGTGAATTCACAAAGACGATTTCCTTCCAAGGAAGCCAGTTATACTGGCAGACCTGAAACAAGCGACGACCATACTCAATTTCATAGAACTTGCGATTAGGATCGGCACAATCCATTCGGGCAATTAGTTCGCCCCGATATCCCGCGTCTGCTAGTCCAATTTGGTTAGACTGGCGTAATGGAGTAAGGCTTGTAGAAGAACGAACTAGCAAAAGATAGGGGACTGGTTGGTGATTCTCATCAAGAGCCGCAAAATGAATACCAGTGCGAATTTCGGCAGCCAACATACTCTTGGAAAAGTCCAAATTATGTTGGGGGCATAGTAAATCAAAGCCAGAATCAGTGCACCGACGCTTCTTGGTGTGATCAATCATATCAGCTCGCAGTTTGTCATTAGGAACCCAGAGAAACAAACTCATTTCTCCAAATTACACCGCATCTATGAAAGTCTTTGTCGGGATAAAAGTTACTAGAGTAAACAACGCCCCTAAAAACTGAGCAAGAATACGAGCCCATGCTTCTCCGAATGTGATTCTTCCCAGAACAAAATTTGCCACCACAAACAGAGGATTAAAATAAGCCTTGTCGACATCGTGCCCAATCATATATACTGAAACGTAAATGATTCCCATAACAAGAGGGTTTCCGTCCGTCAAAAGAGTGGCATAAGTGAGAACCACAACACCTAAAAGTTCGATGAAGTATTTATACATCCCTTATTCTTTAGGGCAATACTTGGAAACATCAAAATAAAACTCTTCGTCGGGCATCACGCACTTAATTCCCTTTTTGCTCTTATGAAAAATAAGTTTGGAAGTCTGTTCGTTATTATACAAGTAAAGTTCGTCAATGTAAGAAAGCTTCATATACGTTTCGGCGTTCTTCTTCATGTGCTGGTAAATGTCGCGAACTACTACTTCGGGGACAGGTTGCGATACTCGTTGTTTTACTCGCTGAACAGCTGTATCTAAAGAAGCATAGGTCATAAAAAGAATCACTTTGTAGCCCGATTCGTACAAGTTCTTCATGACAGAACTAATATAGCTTCGGTTGCGACACGTGGCGTCAAATACAAACGAGTATTTTTCCTTAATACACTTGTTCATCAGGCTGGTTAACAGAGTCTGGTTTCCTCCAAGGTTATCGGGATTCAGGTAAACGTAAGAAGAGGTTATTCCGGCGTCGGACAAAAACTTCGTGCGGCCGGAAGTTTTTCCAGTCCCGGCAGCTCCGCACATAAAAATGGCTTTTTTGTGTTTTCCAGCTCTTCTCACGTTTTTTGTGATAGTTTGAAACAGCTCAGTGCTCCCATTGCTATCGCATGAAGATAAAGACCCAGAGGAGCACGAACTCATTACCCATTCACGAGAAAATCGGGGAACTCTCTTTTCTTGTATTTTGCGAAGCGCATCTTTTCTGCCCGATAATACATCCGGTATCCGCTGACAAAGTCGGCACATTTGTATTCGTCTGGCATGGCTTGAGGCGGCTCGGTAAATCCCTGGTCAACCAATTTGGTCGGGGAGTTTTCGCTGAGCCACTTAAGATGGGCATCTGTCTTATGTATTTTGCCGTAGCGGTGCGTGTACTCGCCACACAAACTAAGCCCTAAAGAGCAGAGCCACTTGTAGTTTGACAAGCTGGCTCTGGTCCATTTACTGCAGGGGTGATTTACGTGCGTCTTTTTGTATGCGTTTTCCGGCAAGTTTTCAGAGTTCAGCTCCCAGTGGGATGAATACAAAAGCTGCGCGGTCTCCAAAATCATTTTTACCACATGCTTATCGCAATGAAATACAGCTGCTTCTTCGGGGTCTAGCGAAAGGAAGAATATGTTCATTTTACAACCAAAAAACTAATCCGGATTTTATTCGTTTTACAGATGGTTGAGACACACCGCCAAATATTTTTCTGATCCACCCACGTCAACCTGCGAGTCCGAAACCTCCTTGCGGATGGTATAGTGGGCGGGCGTTCCGTCCTTACACTTCAAACACATGGCATTCAACTTCAATACAGAAGTGGCATACGGAATACAATCGAAAATTTCACCAAACGGTTTTTGATTGGCATCGCCATCTAGACCAACTACCAGAATGTGACGATTACACTTTCCCGTTAGCAAAGATGCTACCGTTTTAGCAAGACCTTTGAAGAACTGAGCTTCTTCAAACACAATGTAGGTATAGCAAGAGATTTCTGAAGTCAAATATAGTTCCTTTGAGACGTCCCAAGTCGAACAGGCAATTCGCTCGTCGTTATGCGTGACAACTTCTTGCTTATCGGAAAAGCGGTTGTCAATGTCCGGCTTGATTACGAGAACTTTCATTCCGGCTGCCCTGTACCTGCGGACATAGGAAAGCACATAGGAAGACTTACCGGAAAACATGGGACCCATAACAACTTCAAGGGACATCTTTGAAGGCCTTAATCTTTAACTAAGCTTATTCGTTTTACACTTTTCTCGCCAAAATCCAACATTGAACGACGTTTCTTTCCTCGTTTTTGACGGTGTTGTGAACATTTAGATTCGCGTAACCGGGCCAGTTATGCGTATTCCATAATTTTGTTATGTAGTCAAAATTACCCCATTGCCCGATTTCAATAATTTCAAAGTTGTTTGACTTGAATAGCATGGCGAGGCCCATTGGAGTGTATCCATTAAAATGAATGGGCGTCATATGGGGAATGTTGATTGTTGGAACGGAAGTAAACACATAGCCGCCAGGCCTGACTATTTGATAAATTTGTTTTACGGCTTCAAATGGATTATATAAATGCTCGATTGTTTGGTTAAATAGGAAAAAGTCAAATTCATTGGTAAAATGGTTTGAAATAGTGTGCAAATCATAGCTGGGATAAGAAACTAGAGTCTTTTTTGAAGGAGCAATAAATTCTAATTCGGGATCGGCGTCGCACGTATAACCAAGATGTTCGATACTAATATTATGTTTCTTAGTCCATTCGATAAAATCCAGAACACACCAGGTTCTTGGGAAATCGTAATTGCCCCAGTTATAATTATAGAGTTTTACAGGGCATCTGGGCATTACTTCGTATTTTTTGAAATAAGACGTGGGTAATTTAACCTTTTCGCTATATAGTTTATTTATCTCCTCAACACTGAACATTTATAAAAAACAAAATTATAAAATAACTTACATATAACGTATTTTTTGTACCACAAAAATATCAACACTAATTAATGCGCTTTACTTGGATGAAATACCCCCTTCAGTTTATTTGTTCAACAAATTTTGTTAGCATGTGCAACCATAAGGTAGTGAATCTTTACTCTGAATGTATTGAAGTTCCGATGACCTATCCGCAAAAGGAAGGGGAAACTGTTTATTGTCATCCAACTGCTCTAGAGAACTTTGTATCTTCTTATTTGCCGAATATCAAGTTTCCCTTTGTTCTGATTTCAGGGGACTCGGATATGACGATTCCAGTAGATTGTCGCGATTCGGCAAATGCGGTTTTAGGTCACCCCTTACTAATTCGTTGGTTCGCACAGAACTGCGTAGAGCCTTCCGAAAAACTTGTACAGCTTCCGATAGGGCTGGACTTTCACACGATGGAAAGAGGTTCTTCCGCTTGGGGTCCAAAGCAAAGTAGAGAGTCACAAGAAAACGATATTCTTAGGCTGTGTAATGCTTCAAATAAAGAAACAAAATGCTACGGCAACTTCCAATTTACGACGTGGACTAGGTATGCGGCAGACCGAAAACTCGCAATGGCTCAAATACCTAAGGAACTTATTTTTTACGAGCCTATAAAGTGCTCACGAATTCGGTCGTGGACAAATATGATTAAATACAAATATGTTGTGAGCCCGCATGGCAATGGTCTGGACTGCCACAGAACTTGGGAGGCATTGGCTTTAGGGTGTATTCCCATCGTAAAGTCATCACCTCTAGATCCTATGTTTGAGGACTTACCGGTGCTAATAGTGAAAGAATGGAGCGATATCACGCAAGAACTTTTGGATACCTTTGTACCCGCTTCAACAAACACGGAAAAACTTCAATTAACATATTGGCTGTCTAAATTTAAATCTCACTAAAATGTCTTTGAATCATCATGGGCGGAATTGAACAAAACCAATTATCCCCTACCTGAATCCTTTTCCAATAGTGATCCAGTCTATAAGTTTTATCGCCAGTCTGTAAGAATTTATCCAACCCCTCTTTAAAATTCTCTAAAAGTTTGGGATAGTAATGCTGACTTACAAGATAGGCAGTTGGAGTTTGTCCCGACATCAACTTATACTGCTGACTAAACGTAACTTCTGAAATTCCAAAAGTTACTACATCAAATTCGCCTTTGCGTAAATTTTCAACGAGGGAATGTCCCTTTATCAAACTATCGGACCACTTAGAATCATCTTCTACAACCAAATAGTTTGACCACCCGTTTTCAATTGCCATTTCCAATACCTGAATGTGGCTTTTTGCGAAACCAACACTTATTCTTTCATCATGAATCGCATTGAACCTGCGAATCTTATTTGATGGAAAAAACTTCAAAAGTTCAATTTCAATTTGTTGTTTTTGTTCTTTGCGTTCTTCCGAATTTATGTAAACAACGTTTTCCACAAATTCAAACATTTATGTTTATTATCTACAACCATCAAAATCACTCAAACACCATACGCGGAACGATATGCATTGCTTCCAGTTCCTGCGTCCAGAGCTTGACGGCATAAGGAATGGTCTTCATCTCGAACTGCGTCTGGACTCCGCAGGTTCCGCAGCTATAAATGTTCTCCGATTCATTGACCACTGCCAGAGTTCCGCAGGACTTACAGTAGCCCGTGGTGAATGGATCGCTCACATCCATCAGTCGCTCTTTGGTAAACACTGAAATGCCGTGCGAAATCATACAGTCGCGCTCCATCTCACCAACACGCAGGCCGCCGTCGCGAGAACGTCCTTCGCACGGCTGACGCGTCAAAGACACAATCGGTCCACGAGCGCGGGAGTGCTTCTTGTCGATAACCATGTGCTTGAGGCGTTGGTAGAACGTGGGACCCATGAAGATTTCCGCCTCCATCATCTCACCGGTCTGTCCATTATACAGAATCTCGTTACCATACGGGTGCATTCCAAGCTCCAGCAGTTGCTCGCGGATATTGCCAACTTTGAGGTGGGAATAAGGCGTGCCGTCGCCCAGCGTGCCCTTCTCGCAACAGATCTTGCCGTACATGGTCTCCATGAGCTGGGCGATTGTCATGCGCGAGGGGACGGCGTGCGGGTTCATGATGAGGTCGGGGCGGATCCCCGAGGCCGTGAAGGGCATATCTTCCTCGTTCAGCAGGATTCCGCAAGTGCCCTTCTGGCCGTGACGAGACGAGAACTTGTCTCCAATTTCTGGGACACGCTCCGAGACTGCGCGCACTTTAATAAAGGGGTAGCCGTCCGAGTTCTTGTCCTGCCACACCTTGTCTACACGGCACTCTTCGGAGTTCTTGTGCGTCACCGATGAGTCGCGATAGCAGTACCCGTTTGGGTCAGCCTTGATAGACGTTACTTTTCCAATGATCACATCGTTCTCCTTGATAATGGCGTTCGTTTGGGGGACACCGGTATCGGTAATGGCGTGATAAGAACTTGACTTGAACCCCCGCGTGTTTTCGCGGCGAGGCTTTGTGAACTTCTCCTCCTTGCCCGAGGCAATGTTGCGGTGCTCCTCGTCCTTATAAATGGTGTAGTACAGGGTCCGAAAGAGCCCGCGGTTCACGGCACTCTTGTTCAGGATAACTGAATCCTCCTGATTATATCCGCCGTAGATTCCAATTGCTACCATGATATTATCTCCCGAAGGCATCTCGTGGCTCTTGAGAACGTTCATCATGCGAGTTTCCACAAACGGGCGCATGGGTGAGCATAAAATATAGCCGTTCTTGTCCAGACGCTTCCCGTAGTTCCGAGCGAAGATTCCCATGGCTTGCTTACCCATGGCCGATTGATATGTATTGCGGGGCGACTGGTTGTGGTCCGAGAAGGGGATACTAGAAGCCATATGGCCCAGAATCATTGTCGGATGAATCTCGCAGTGAGTATGGACTTTGGAAACTTGGTCCGGCGTCATCGCCACTCGAACCATTTCAGTCTCGCACGGGTCAATATACTCAATACAACTCTTCACCCAATCGGTCCACTCCGAATTGGATTCCGGAGCTCTTAACACAGCCCCCTGCTCCACCCGGAATAGCGGACGCACAAATCGGCCGCCGTCCGTCTCTATACTCAGCGTCTTGTGAATGATGTCCCAAGTGATACCGGTGTGAGGGTGTAGCACAAATTGGTGTTTTGCTTTCTTGAGGCACTGGGAAACGCGAAGAGGCTCTTCGGTAAACCCAATAATAACGCCATTCAGGATTATCATAGTTCCTTTTAGCGTCTGCGTCAAGTTCTGAATCCAAACAACGGGTAGTTTCTTCATTACTTCCAACGCTACCGAAGATGGAGTGTGCTGCGTAATTGCCGAAAGCATACAGATTGCCTTCACGATACCTACGGAATGTCCCTCCGGAGTTTCTACAGGACATACGTATCCCCACGAACTGCCATGAAGCTTGCGCGGAGCCAGCAGCTTGCCCGACTTCTCCACCGGCGTCTGAATTCGTCGCAAATGACTGATGGTGGCAGAATAGGATAGCCGGTTCAGAACCTGGGATACTCCCATCTTTGTTGCGTTAGGTGCTGCGGTAGGTGAAGTGCCCAGTCCCTGAACCGTGAAGTTTCCGGTTGCCAGTGCTTGCTTGAGCTTTCCTTCAATCGTAGAAACTTTCAAGATTTTATAAAGATTGTTGACATTCAGCACTTCCAGAGGACGGGGTGCGTCGCCTTTTTTCCAAGTATCGTTATTCACCTCGTGGACGAACTTGCTGCGAATGTCTTTACAGACTTTCTGGAACAACTGGCGGAACAAATGCGTCAGCAAAGCACCGGCAGTAACAATTCGTTTGTTGGGATACGCGTCGCGATCGTCAATCTTTAAGTGTCCCTTTTCGGTCTGGATAAGACGACGCACTACCCATGCCGTGAGATACATCTTGCGAGCCTCCAGAGTTTGGATATTAGAAGTGTCTCCGCCATATCGAACGTGGGGCAAATACTCGGTCTCTAGCAAACTGCGAACATAGCCCTTCTTGTCCTCGGAAGCCGTACCATATTGAAGGTGGTGGCTCAAATACTCAATGGCATCTTCCCGAGTATAAACTTTGATATCAGAGCACTCTTTGAAGGAAGCGGCCAACATGTCTACCATATTCTCATCCGCGTCAGTTCCCCAAATCAGATTGACAATGTCTTGGTCACACTCCATACCGAAGGCGCGGAACATTACGATAAGAGGAATGTCCTCGCGGAAGCGCGGCACGCACATCGTGAGAGGATATCCGAATCCGTTGAACTTGGCACTCATGCGAATCTCCAGCTTCTTAGGAGGCGTGGTAAATGACTCGTGGAGAGACTTCATTTCGCCAGAATAGGTGAACTTTGCCGATACCTTCTTGTTGTAGAAAACCATGATGCGATTATCGGCGACCTTCTCCTGACACAGAATGGTTCGCTCGCTTCCATGAATAATGAAATAACCGAACGGGTCGTAAGGGCACTCGCCAATCTCTTCCTTTGTCAATGGATAATCCTTGGTATTGCAGAGCGAAGAACCCAGCATAACCGGAATCTTGCCGAGCGAGACGCCCTCAAATACCTTTGTGTTCTCCTCAAACTCGGTAAACGTGGGAGCCTTATACGTGCGAACCAAGAACCGAACATCGCTGAACATCTGGGCTGCGTAGGTAAAGTTACGGGCACGAGCCTCTTGGGGAAACATGGGCTTGATGCGACCAGTAGCCTCCTGAATGCGAGGCTTCATATAGGTAATGTTCTCGAACGAAAGGCGAAACTCATATTTATACTTTTTGGTTTTTTCGTCCTGCTCGTGCCATACCACGATAGCTGCCGTAGATGAAACGATAAGGGGGATTTTATTGCGGATGAAATCCTCGAAGGACTCAAAATGATGATCTACCAACTTTGAAACGCCGCGACTCTGAAAGTAAGTTGTGATTGAGTCCCAGTCCATGGTATTAGTTTAATGAGCTTTCGCCGTAAATCTAATCTTGATTCGTTTTTAATAAGAAGGGATGTCTGATAAAGTCATTATTACAAAAGTAGGAGCAGATTTATCTCCACCCGCTCCTGCCCATGTATCAGGTAAGAGAAAGACTCAACGCACTTACCCTAAAGGAATTTTGAAAATAAAGGCAGTATCTGATCCGGCAAAGTCGCCGCCTTTAAAAAGGTCGAGCACTAAACGGACAATTCGTCTTATGACCGAGCGAGGAATCAAGCATCGTCGCAAGAGTATAAGGAGAACGATCAGGAAAATGTCCGATACAAAGGTGAAAGAAATGGTTCAAAAAGCCGGACTTCTAAAAAGTCCCGATGCCCCAGTTCCTTTAATGAGGCAAATGCTTGAAGGCGGATTAATGGCAGGATTAGTTTCTTTGTAATTTCTAACTAAAAAATGACCAAGTATTGGGGTCCGTTGGGCTGGATGACGCTTCATTCAATATCAATAAACTATCCTCAAAACCCTAGCACCGAAGATAAGAATATTTTGACGAGGTTTATTGATAAGTTTGGCGAGTCCATAACTTGTAATAATTGTAAGACTCATTTTCAGAACATGCTTGTGTCCTACAAACGCAAATATCCGAACTGGAATTCAAATCAACGGGAGCTGTTTTTGTTTGTGTGTAGAGCCCATAATACGGTTAATAGTAGAATTGATAAACCCATCATTGCTTCTGTAGCAGATTGTATTGAAACTATTAAAAATAACATCAGGGATACGAGCTTAAAGGACTTTCGCCAAAAATATTCAGATTATTTATTGGGAAATTGGTCAAAATATCACGATTTTGATGGAATGCACGCCATGTCTTCTGCTCGCGAAGTAGACAGCATAAACAAGTCTTATTGGAATTCTCGAGAAGTTGACATTTTATCCATTCAGCCTTTTGGTGGAGATGTTACCGAACTTATTGTAGATACTGGGACTGTACAAAGTATTGGACCAGGGTTTCTTTCTTTACAAAAAAGTCAGACTTTAAATATTGGATTCAAGATGAAACAGGGCAGACTGACGTTATTTGGTCAGTAGGATGCCACGGCAGAGAAATGCGCGGCTTCATTTCCCAGTCGTGTTTCTTCATCCAAGGGTTTCTTGTTTCGTTATGAATCTCGTCCAAATAAACTACCTTGCGTTTTGCGGTTCGCAATGACGCTTTTGGCATGATAAATTGAAGCTGATTCGTTACATGAAATTTGAGAGGGCTCGTATTTTCTGGTTCCGGAACTTTGTATTTTACAATGTCGATTATCAAAGGGGCGTCCGAATAAGGATAGACCCAATCCCAATTCAAAGGCTCACTTTTGTCAAAATAATACATTGTCCATTCAAAAGTTTTCCAATATGCTTCTACCACAGGAGCCATATTAGAAACCCCATCTAAAATATGAAGTCCATACTTTTTTGATAATAATGAACTATCTTTGCCCATGACGCTCTTTTCCTCTGGGCGCTTCCGCATGCCAATACGCTCCTTTAGAACGCCAATCTCTTTCAGAGCACAATATTTTAAAAACATTTCACGGCCTTCTTTGGTCAAAAGATCCGGACTTTTACATTCTTCATACAATTGGAGTGCTCGGTCATACCCACCCTCCCTCAAAGAAAACATTGCCAGATTAGGCATGAAATCGTTGCCAAAGCATAGAATGGATAGTGCGGCGTATTGACTAATAGGCATAGGAAGTTGGGAAAGTAGTGTTTGAACCTGTAAAGTGGCAAATTCCGCTTGTTTGAGTTTCGGGTCGTTGAACTCAGTACTCTCGCGCATTAAGCTCATTTTCAAGGAAAGATTAGAGTGTTTCAGGCAAATTATGATAAGGTCGGCATCAAGACCATAAATACAGATAGTTTTCCTCAATTTTTCAGGTATTTTCTTAATCTCAGTAATCAATTTATGTTCACCTTCACCGGGTTGAGAAGTCTTACTCAAGATGGCGTAAGGAAAACGAGACTGGACGGCCTGTTCAAGTTCACGCATATAAGGAGTGTCTGGCGAGATTTGGTTGCGGTCAAATGTCGCGGGCTCCTTGACTCGCATCCGGCGATACCTCTGCTGAACAATTTTGGCATAAGGGACAAGGCCATCCAACGCAATGATAACTTGCTTGGCCTTACAAAAGTTTTTCAGAATGTAGTCAAGTGCCTCAATGACGGAAAGAATTGGCTCTTCGTCCTTGAGGTATCTGTGAATCAGACAGTTGAAATCAATTCCAAAAACATCCACTTCATGAGGCTGATTCTTCTTTATGGTTTGAACAATTCCGGCGTGAGCTTTGATTAAACTAGCAAAATAAAAGGGAATGCCCATCTCTAATATGTTAAGACTCTAATGTGAAAACTCTACTCTAATAATAAATGCTCTGGTGGTTAGTAGCTCTCTTTGTCGCCGCGGCTGTATTCTATGCGTATAGCATTTCAACGTCGATCAAGATTGCCCCTAGAAATAACTGCCCATCCTGCCCTAAGGCTTTCGCAAAAGAAAAGGGCTTCTAAAATAATAAATGTCTACTATTCCTCTCCAGCGTAACAAGACTGCGAGAGTTAAGTCTTCGTTAATTCACAATCTGGGGGCCATTGGCAGGTGGATGTTCACGCGCAGACCTAGCATTGGTCCGTTAAAGAAGGGCAAGCTCACTCGTTTTGGGTATGATTCTAGGGCCTCGAAGACGATTCGCCGCAATGCTCTACGTAAGGCCGTCCAGACGTATGGACCCACATCTACTTTCCGAAAGATGAATGCTCTAGAAACCTATTCTAAACGTACGGCTCCCAGCAGAAGCAAGACTTACCGTGCCGATCGCAATTGGGTGAAAAAAACCTTTATGCCTAAGTAATAAATGGACCTGATATCTAGCATTTTAGCAGCCCTTCTTTTTGCTGCGTTCGTGCCTGGCGTTCTCCTGACAATCCCCAAGGGAGGAAGTCGCGCGACCATTCTCTTAGTCCATGCGGCACTGTTTACCTTAGTTACGCAGTGGGTCATGTGGTATTACTGGACGGTGATTCGCGAACGCTTTGGCAACTACGGAGACTGGGGGCCGGCTGGATGCCCGCCCTGTTTCATGATGAATAAGGACGGAGTGTGCAAGCCCGACCCGAAGTGCTCGGGTCCGAATTCTGAAGTCCCGTATTAATATAAATGTGGGGATCTTTAATCTCAAAGTTTCTGATATTCGTTCTCCTTGTACCGGGTGTGTATCTGAATCTTATGCCAGGAGCATCTCTTCGCGAACAAGCACTCGTTCACGGAATGGTATTTGCTGCGGTAAATAGCTTCGTGTATTGGTACGTTTTACCTATGTTTGAAGGCTATGAGAATCCTAATTCAAAAATCGTCCCTCCTTGTCCCGGAACCGATGGCATGTATGTTCACGTAGCATCGGGCGACTGCCGTCAGAGCACGGACAGGCACGATTTCTACTCCAAAGTTTGATCAACCGGAATGAGTGAGGGCATTTCGGGGTCGTCAAAGGCACCCGGGTCAATTTCCATAACGACCTGCTTGAGAAAGGGGTGGAGTTTCTTCAGGGCGTAGTCAACTTTGCCACGAACGTATACGTGAATCTTAGGGTTGTATCCGGAGAGGAAGCTCGAGCTAAACTGCACGAATGTCAGCGACCGCACATGGTTATTGACGAGAACATCCGTCCCCGGAATAAAGTCGGTGTACAAATGATTGTTCTTGGGGTCGTAGCCATACTCGAATAGCACTAGCTTGGTAACGTCATTTGAAAAGCGTGCGTGCTCAATCCTCTTGGCAATCTTAACGTAGTCAACTTGCGTCATAATCCAAGCATTGCACTCGTTTACATTTGCGCCTATGTACTCGCTAAGGTAGTTCATCGTGTATATAGTATTTGAACGGCTCAATAACGGGCAATCCGTTTTGAACGAATTCTTTCTCTGCTATAAGTTATAAAATGTGGGCAATGTCTTTATATGCAGCCGCGCTGTTCTACGTGCTCGAGCCCGGCGTGCTCGTGACGCTGCCTCCGGGCGGCTCCCGTTTCATGGTGAACCTGACCCACGCGCTAGTGTTTGGTGTGGTGTGGGCCCTGACGCACCGAGCAGTCATGCGTGCGTTCTAAATTAGACGCTCTGAATGAACTCCCATCGTAAATAGTCGCAAATCTTCTTCCAAATGAAATCATGTGCTATCAGCCTATCACGCGATTTCAGCAAAGGAAAGTAAACTTTATATTCATCCAATTCCAACAACTCAAAGAACTTAAAAAGGATGTACGAGTAGGAAAGAAAGTTGGTCCGGTCGTCCGGACAATAAAGCAAAAACGGAGCCTGGATTTCTTGAAACATGGTGCGGATCTTTTCCTCAATTTCGGGAGTAATGGTAGGTGGGGGGTTTCCATTCAAGCGTGAAAGAATGTGGGTCGCGTGCTCGTAATATTTGGAACGGTTGAGTTTCTTCAAAATTTCGCGCATATCCTTTTCGGTAAGTTCCGCCACGTTCTTGATACGACGTTTCTTAATTTCCAGAACAACTTCATTCATGACCTCGTCGGGAATGATAGTGGACTCTTTTGCTTGAAACTGATTCAAAATTTCATTGAGGTGATTAATCTTTTTATACGCATAATTATTACGTTCTTTGGGCGGGTCGCGAAAACTGGGAAAGTCGGAAACCACGAGCATGTATTCTTCAGAGCCACATTTGGGGCATACTAAAATACCTTCTTCGGATAGCTCTTCGCGAGCAACATTACACTTTTCGCAGTGTTCCGTGACTATACACTTTTGTTCGCCTGTGTCACCCGTGTTTAATTTCATTCTGGAGGTGTATTCTTCGTAAAGTTGACGTTTAGACTTTCCGGTATCTATAGCGGTATTGTTTGCGACCAAAAACTTTACAAAGGTGTTTAAATCCGCAGGAGTTGTAGAAACCGATTGGACTTTTTCAGTAGAGTCGTAATATTTCAACATGATGTCGGCGTTTTTGAGGTAATAGTCTTTCAAAGGGTTTTCCTGCTCCAATTTTTTTCGGATAACAACTAGTTCTTCTTTAAGTTTATTGGTTTTTATGATTTCGCTTAAATCAGTTTGTAATCCGGCAGTTTCGAGGTCTTCTTCAATTTCACTGAGACGTTCTTTCAAAGAATCTATGCTTGTAGCGACATCGCGCATGTCCAAAATCATGGACTGGTGTATAGAGTCCAGCGTTCCGGAAATAGGTTGTTTGGACCGGTTCGGCGTTTCCCGAGACTTTTTAATTCTGAACATGTTGTCCATTTTATAAACTTTCATTTCTTCCCTGAAAGCATCATGAGTGCCAAAAAAGCCCCCACCGCAATTAGAACGTGGGGAGCCGACTCTGACGAGGCGTAATTTGTAAATGACTCTTTGGTTTCGTCATTGAGGCACATGGAGCTGTCCACACGCTGACACAAAGACGAACTGAAGTCGGGGCTCAGGGCGGGGGTCAAAAAATGGTATTCAGAGCCGCTGGTAACCACGCACTTAAAACATTCGCAGGAGGGAAGCCCGTCCGATGACAGGGAGCGGAATAAATAGGTGGGGTTCAAGCTCGCAATATCCCCAACGGCTCCTGGAATCAGTCCCGTCAAACCGCCACCGATCGCTTTCACGCCAGAAGGCAGTAACTTGGAAGCGGAGGCAATGTTATTAATGTAGTTGAAACGGGGCTGTAAGGATCCGTCCGGAGCTGTACACTGGGCGGCAGTGTTGACGAAAAAGCGGTTTCCTAGAGTGGGGTTTCCAGAAACTAGTGTGCCCACGTAAGTCATGCCGGCGTTCAAATTGGTCATGATTTGACCGAAAGTTCCATTGGTTCCTACACCCAAAGAAGAAGGTTGAGCGATGTGATCAGAATAACTATACTCGGGTCCAATCAGGGCGGTTTGGACGTCCTGTCCTCCATTAATACCGGACCACACCGGGTTATCTGCCATTATCTTTTGACCGGAGTTTTTTAACGAAATTGAAGCACTGGTATTTGAACGAGATATTTGTCAGAGCACATGGTCTCTGGTTCAAAATCATTTTGACCATATCATCATACAAATATCCAAACTTTTTACAGCCGTAAAGCAGACATAGAAATCCACTGCGGTTAATTCCACATTGACAATGAACAAATATCATACCTGAATCAGATTGACGAATGAAGTTGTTCATGACATCTTCAAACTCTGTAAATTTTTCCGTAATATCCGCGTCCAGCGAATCAATTGCTCCAATACAGTGGTATTTTTCTGGGTTTGATTCCCTAAACCATTCGAGACTATCTTCGGGAAGAGCACAATTAATTACATGGGTAATGTTGTTTTTCAAAGCAAAATGTGGGGTAAAATGTTCGGCAGAAGCAAACATAATATTGGTATAAATTTTAGCGGGCGGGTCGTTTCGCCATCCGACCGAGCGGCGGCGGTGAAGGTGGTATATCCACTCTTCCATTGCCGTTTTAACATGGTTAAAAACGAATACGTTTTCCCTCAAAATTAGGAGGCAGATTAAGATGGAGTATAAAAGCTACCACAACACACACCTTCACTATGCCACTATTTCTAGGAGGGGCAAAGTGTTGGCCACTTCTAGGAACAGGGTTGGAAGCAGGTCGAGGGGATGTGGATGGTCGCATCAAACCATACACGCAGAACGGGCGGTTGTGAAAAGTTTCGGAGACCTTTCACAACTTCACGGATGTATTCTGGAGGTGATTCGTGTGAATAAACATGGTGAGTATTTGAACTCAAAGCCGTGCGACGAGTGTACCAAATTTCTGGAAAAGTGTATCAAACAATATGGGCTTTTGAAAGTGATGTATTCGGTCAGCCTAAATTAGAAGGTTGAACAAACTTCCAATCACATACGCAACTAATACAGCCACTGCGGCGAGAATGCCCACGCCCGTATAAGAAGGGACGCCGCCGGACGTATACGTGTTCGGGATATACTGGAGAATGAGAGAGCGAGGTGTCGCCAAAGAAATGAGTGCCGCGGCTACGAAAAACCCAAAATATGTCGCGGCATTTTTCACCGCCTGCTTAGCCGTGCTGAACATGTGAACGTTGTTCTGGAGCACCGAGGCCGGCTTATTCATCGGGGCGATGAACGGATCGCCACCGCCCGTGACCATTGGAGCAAACGTCGTGGACTGGGGCAGCGAAGGGTTTTGGACGGGACTCCCGGCTCCTAAAAGGTCGTTTAAGTCAGTCGCACCGTCCATATTGTTTATTTAGAGTGGAGTATTTCACATTGAGTATCTTCCGCAACATACTTGTAGCATCTCCCGTCTACCTTAACCACTTCCTTTTCAACTTCTTCTACCGAAATGGGCAGGGTCGGTTTGGTGACAAACGGCTTGTGAAATAGCATTATAGAAACCCCCAAACCTATAATAAACGAAAAGAACCATTTGCTCTTTTCGTTTCTAAATAGCTTATCTATCATTTGTGTTGGGATGCGACGAAATTAAGAGATGATGCGGCGGGGGTGCAGGCAACTTCTATCGCCGTAAACTTTACGCAACCTGTTCCGGTGTATATGGGCTCGTGGTCGCTTGGAGTAGGCAGATGAAAGTCTTTACGGGCGGGAGGTTCAAATACCGCCACAACTAACATTCCTAGTAAAAAGCCTATAAAAACCCACGCGGGAACCAACATTATTTATACTCACCTGTTTCTTCTCTGCGTCAATTTTAACCTGGAATAAAGCCCCCGTCCAATGTTCCTGAGTTTGCCGATGTAGAACGTCTTCCGTCAAATACATTGTGGTTAAAAATATTGGGTTGGCTGCCGTTTACGTTGTAATTTGTCACATCCGGTATAAGTCCACCATCGGCAGTATTTCCATTTCTGGAATTGCCGTCAAATGTATTCGGATTAGATGATGTCGGTGTCCTGCCATTAACCCGATTCCAGTTTACGTCTGGAATGGTTCCTCCGTCTACGCCATTACCACTGTTAGTTTTTCCATCAAGGGCATTCCCGTTAAACGTATTTGCCCTTCCACCATCAACTCCATTCCAAGAAATGTCTGGAATGGTTCCTCCGTCAATTTTGGAACCATTGTTAGACTTCCCATCAAGTGTTTTATTAGCTTCACCATTTACATTTCCGCCATCGACACTATCGAATAAATTTGGGGGGGATGGCGTTGTACTAAAGCATGGGATATTGGGTGTATTACAATAGTTGGGTAAACTATAGATTATCGGCGTATAATCTGGACTACAATTGGTGACAGATAATAAAGGGTTGTAAACAGCTTGGCTATTCTGTGCCTGTACTTTGAAAGGCTTTGAGTTAGATAGAACGCGCAGACGATTTGTCCATCTTCCAGAACTCATGACGGTATCTTTATCTTGGGACGCACAACTATTTTAGGAATGGTATTTTTAGGGGGTGTAGTGCTTTTTAGTTCGTCAAAAAGTGTTCGCGCCTGTTCTACTGGAAAATCCTTGTATACCATCTCCAGTTTCAATCTGAGGAGTCTGTCCATAATCTAC